AATTTTTCTCTGGTCATTCCAATCAGTACAATAATAATAATTTTCAATCATTGGTGATGAACCTAACTTCTCTGCTCTTAATAATTGAACAGGTACATGATACATCTTTTTAATCTTAGTATGTGTTTCATCCCAATAAACTTGGAATGCAGCATTACCATATAATTTCAAATCAAAACTAACTCTTTTAACTTCTTCTTGTGGAATTATTTTTTGTAGATTTTCATTGAATATTTCGTTCTTTGAATATAAACCTTTACCAAATATTAAGTCAGCTATACCTTCGATAGATGCTGCATTAGTTGTACTAACATTGAAAGCAGTAGTAACTGCATCAAAGAAATCGTCATTACCATACACACCAAATGGTACGAATGGATAACGAGTTTTAGTATCTTCCTGTATAATTGGAAGAGAATTATTATTTACATTTACTATCGAGAATTTTTGTTGTCCTTTCATGTTAATCCATTATAATATATTTGTTCTCACTAGCGTGGGAAACATATTGTGTATTTTGAGTTTCGTATACCGATTTGTCTATTGATTGAGATGCATATACTTGTACAGACCCATTCCAAATATTAATTGATGCACTACCTGATTGATTATACAGAGTTGCACGATATTCACCTGCTACACTTGCACTTTGTATACTTGCAGTGAATGAAAGAATACTTTCATATGCAGTATAGGAAGCAGATGTGATAGAAGCAGTGAATGTATTCAATCCCATCATATCCGTCAAACTCATAGTAAATTGATTACTACCTGTTATCTCTGTTCTTATTGTGTATGAGTTAGACTGGCTTATGTAATAGCTTAGCATTATCTTATCTTTATAATATAATAACAACTAATTTGGTAATAATAGTTAAATGAAAAAACCCCACTCCGAAGAGTAGGGTTAATATTTTTAGTGTTTATACCGAATGATGTTATGCAGATGCTCCGTAAACTACTGTGTAGTTTGCAGTTAATCCACCTAATGCATTTGAAGTAGTGCTTCCAGATACAAATTGAGCAGGGAATTGTTCCATACCTGTGAAAGTTAGAGAGTATCCGTAAAGGTCTCCTAAAGCTCCACCTGTTTGTATAGTTCCACCGGTCATATCTGCACCTTCTTTTTTACCTACTAAGAACGCATCACCATTGTTAGTCCAAACGATAATTTGAGGTCTACCATAAGCCATAAGCTTTAATTGAGTAGTCATCTCGTTTGTTAACTTCTTTAAGTTTAGAGTTAATTCTTGTGAAAAGAATGTAGTTCCGTTTTCTCTTGAAGTGTTGACAGTTTCAGTATATGCACTAGTTCCTTTCAATTCGTAGTAATACAAAATTGACCCAGAAGGAACACCTGACAACAATCCTGATGGAGTTGCTGTTTGAGCTGCTGTTTCTGTGAAAGAACCCGTAGTATAATTGATAAAGTAAACACCCTGTAAACCACCGATGCTTTCTTTACATACTTCGTTTCTTCCTAGAGTTAATGAACAAGGCATATATTTAATTTTTAGTTTTGTTATTAAAAAAGGTGGGTGTTGAGACCCACCCTTTAATTATTTTTTAGTAAGCTCCGTAGTATACGATGTCTTGACCGATACCGAATTGAGTACCACCTGTGTATCTCATTACAATTCTGTAATTTTGAGAACCATCGATGTTAGCCATATCCAATACTTTTACTTCATTGTAGTCAGAAAGTAAACCTGTTCCGAAGAATAAGTTTGATTTTTGAGCTGCAACAATCTTAGAAGAAGTCATACCTGGACACCATACAATCTCAATACCATTGAAGTTGAATGGTTTTTCACCCACGTTCATTTGGTTGTTCCATCCGTTTGCACCGATAGCACCACCTGCTAAAGCTTGTTGGTATGCTTTAGCTACGTCAGTAGCAACATACAACAATACATCAGGCTTACCATAAACAGTATCAGGGATAGTGTTTACAACTGAATTTAATTTGTCGATTACATTTGCAGAAGTTACACTTCCAGAAACGATGATAGAACCACTCTTAGCTGATATTACTGCAGTTGCACCACCCGCTGCAATTGATGCAGAGAATGCTGTTTGGAAACCACCGAATTGTCCGTTGGTTGCAGTTGAACCTTGCCAAATAGATGTTTCAGTTGCTTCTGCTACTTTACCACCTACATAAGAGATTAAGAAATCGTTGAAGTTCTTAGGAATTTCATCAAATGCAGAGAAACCTAATTGTAAAGCTTCCCAGCTATCTACGAATTCTTGCTTACATAATAGTAAGTTAACTTGTAACTCTTTTGGAGTTAATACTTGCTCAGAAATAGCTACGCTACCTGAAGTTACGAAATCACATGATGCATCTTGTACGATACCACTCACGTCTAATTTTTGGATTACAGATTTGAACTTCACGTTTGGCATGATAGTTACAAGCTTCTTATCCAATGTGTTTGCACTTAACAACGCTGCTGCGATGTATCCTGCTGCTGCCTCACCTGCGTAGGTAGTCGTCACAGTAGGAAGTGCGAAATTTTGTCTTGCTTTCATTTTTTTAATTTAATGATTTTAATTAATTTATTTATAAAGTTTAGATAAGAAAGAAGATTGTGCGTCTTTTGATTTCTTACCATAATTTTTTCTGTTTGATTCAGCTGATAATTTCATAGCTTCTTCTGTTGGAGCACCATCTAATTTTGGTAACTCTTCATCTTCAGCTGCCATTGCAACTTCTTCGTCTACTTCTTCATCTACCGGAGGCATCATAGTCTCTTCCATCTTCATCATTTTCTTTTCCATCTCTTCGATTCTGTAAGCCATTTTCTCCATCATCTTTTTCAATTCGATTTCGATTTCTGGTTTCTCATCTTCAGGTTTTAATTCAGCTTCAGCATCTTCAGGTAGAGTCTCTACTGAATCTGTTTCTTCTGCTGCTTTTAAAGTTCCTTTTTCGATTTGACCTGCAACTTCTGGCATCTTATCATCTTCTGTGTAAGTGCCTGCTTGAGGAATGTCTTTTACTTTTTCATCAGCCATTTCTACATTCTCTCTTTCAACTATTTTACCTTCTTCGGTTTTTACTTTGAACATAGTTTCGTTACCTTCTGTATCTTTCAACATTAAGTCGTGCATACCATTTGGTGCTGGAGTTTTAGTTCCATCTTCTGAAACTACGAATAGGTCTTCACCTACATCGAAAGTTTTACTTTCTACGATTGTTCCGTCTGCTAATTTTGCATAAGTTAATTCAACTTCATTTGCTGATAAAAACTCAACAATCTTATTTAATACTTTTTTTGCGTTCATATATTTTTAGTTTATATTGTAATAACAATGATTTTTTGATTTATAGTTATTTTTTTTATCTAACCTGTTTTACAGTTATTATGATTGATGGTGTTGCTGGTATATTACCACTTGCAGCTTCATAATATAATTGTGCGTGACCATTAACATTCTGAAATACAATTTCATAATAGTCACTTGCTGATGATTGAACAATATATTCTACTGTCATAATATTTTCATCATTATTTCTTACTACTGTTTTTGTTCCTGTGTTAGCTACATTTGTACCATTCTTTTTTAACCATAGATATACACTATCAGTTCCACCTATTTCTTTTAATTGTGCTGAGAATGTAATTGAATAAGTTCCACTATTTGCTAATGTAATTCTGCTATTAGATACAACACTTACACCTTCCGATATATCAGTTGTTTCAAAATTAACTGATTGAGATACACCTGCACTACCCGATTGAGTTACTAATGAACTGAATGCTCCAACATTAAATTGTCTATTACCATTTGCGAAGAATGCACTACCACTTTGAATTGTCAAACTACCAGTTAGTGATGTGCTACCACTTACATTTAAAGTTCCCTCTACATATGTGTTAGACCCACTATCTATTAAGAAACCTGTCTTTCTTGTTGTTGTATCACCTGTTCCTATTGCAAATATTGTCTGTGCAGATTGTGCCCTATTACCATCTTGTGCGTTATTTCTACCAAAGAATGCACTACCTCCATTTTGAGTTAATCCACTAAAACTACTTGCATTACTACCCGTCACTCCTAAGTTATAACCTGCAATCATTGTTTGATTTAATGAGTTAGAGCCCGTTGGTGCATATGGTAAGTTTACACCATTACTAGCACCTAATATTTGGTTTTGTTCAACCTGTCTTAAAAAGGACATACCCTGAGCATCTCCTGTGTCTTGACTTCCAGTTGCAGTTATTGTATTGGAGCTACCTACGAATAAATTATTTACAACATATAGTGTGTCTGCAACATTTGCAACTAAACCGCCGCTTGCATTATTAGTAACCGTAATTCCACCTATATTATTGTTATATACAATAGAGGAGGATGCAGCCGTTAATGTTGTAGCGGTCATCAAATTGTTTTGGATTTGATTTGTTTGTTTATGTAAAGTCCTATTTGCAATAAAGCTAAATGTTCCATTAACGCTATTACCTGTCATTGAAAATCCTGCAACTGCCTTTTCTGCGTTTAATGCTGCACTACTTCCTATGGTAACAGCTCCTTGTAAAATATTACCTGATATTGTATATGTAGAGGACGATACTGGCCCTCTCATAATTAATGCAGTTGAATTACCACCAAAGTAATTATTATTCATAGTAGGACTGAATGCCATACTACTACTTATTTGTGGAACATTACTTGCGTTCAACATTATGTTACCACTACCGCCTACATATCTCTTAAATCCTGCAGTTGGTGCAGTTGCATTTACAAATAAGTTATTGCTACCCGATATTATTGTATCTGCAGTATTGTTATTGTTCTTAAATACTAAATTGACTTGTCCGTTTGCTGATGCTGATATATGTGCAAATGAAGATGAAGTAAATGTATTTGCAACTAATATTAAACTACCTGAATAAGGATTTAATGTTGGGTTGATATATGTTGTTCCACCACCTCCACCAAATGAACTTGTTGCAACTAATGTAGATACATTACTGCTATTACCAACCCACGCATATCCTTCTTGTAATGATGCAGTTAAACTACCACTTACTATTAAGCTACCACTTATAGTTTGATTACCGATAAAGTTATTACTACCTGTTGTTGCAAAGCCTGTTCCAGTTACTATACCACTAATTGTAGAAGCAAAAGAAGCTGATAATATATTCATATCAGGAGTCGTTGGACTACCAGATGGAACATAGGCAAATTCTCTTAATCCATTTACATCAGCAGACGAAGTTGCATAATACATATGTGTATTTGCACCACTACCATCACCAATTATTTCTCTACTATCTAAAGTATTCAATGGGAAGAATTCATCAGCAAATCCCATTGTTCCTGTTCTACCTCTACCAGATGTATTCAATGAAGAACCTTTAAGTTCACCATTTACTACAATCTTATTAAAAGAATGTTCATCACTTCCTATATCAAACATATTATCTCCATAAGGAAATATACCACCTGATACAACTAATGCTACAGGTTGGTTTGACGATGAATAATCACCATAGTATCCACCACTTATAAATTGAGGCCCAAAGAATGTGTTACTACCTGTTGTTGCAAAACTACCTGTGTTAATCGTTCCACCTCCACCACTTCCGGTATCTACAGTAATAGGGAATGTTGTTCCGTCACCTTTTGTAAATGTAATTGTATTCAAACTTACACTTGCAGTTACTAATGAACTTGCAGTAATTGAAGAACTTACAAAACCTAGTGCAGTTATTTGAGAACTACCTGAAATTGTTCCTGCTGGTATTGTGCTACCACTTATGTCAGGAATAATTACACCAAATGTAGAACTATCACCTTTTGTGAATGTTAAGGTTTGTCCACTTATAGATGCAGTAATTAAAGAACTTGCAGTGATTGCAGATGTTGCATAACTTGCAGTTGCGTTAATTAAAGAATTTACTTTTGCATCATTAGACGATGTATAAGAATTAATAGACTGAGTATATGCATTGAAAGATGCAGTGCTAACAAATGCAGTTGACAAACTAGCAGTAAAGTTATTTAATGACTGAGTCGTTTGATGTATTGCATTTAAGTCAGAGTTAGTAGATGCTGTGTATGAATTGAATGAAGATGAATTTAATTTAGTTCCATCTTGCTCAATATTAATAGAAGCAATTGCTCCGTTTACATTTGGAACAATACTTGCACTAACTAATCCGTAAAAATGTAATCTTGTCGAAGTTCCTTGCACAATACCGTTGTCAGCAATTTGGTTAACAGATGCAGTGAATAATTCTAAATTTTGAGTTTCACTTTCTAATGCATCTAATCTTACATCAGCAGATTGTGTAAATCCATTAACACCTGTATTGATTGTCAATTGTGATGCAGTGAATTGATTCAACGCAGTGAAAGAAGGTTGTTGAGAAGATGTAAATGCTTCTAATGAATCTATTTGTTGATTCCAACTTGCACTATCTACATTGTATCCAATTTCATCTACAAGAGAGTCAATCATATTTGTATTGAATGCCCTTAGTATAGATGGAGTAATCGCTCCTGTGTTGTTATTGGGGAAGGAAGAATTGTTATCAACCTTCAATGCTACTTTGGTTATTTCAGCCATGTTATTTTAATTATTTATTAGTCTAATATTATGTCGAAACCTTCACTATATCCATCACTAAATCCACCACCCTTAGTTCTATTAGGAGACTGAGTTTGTCCTATTCCTTGGTTCATAAGAAAACCCTTACAACATTTTACATCGTAAGTGTTACTATGCAAACAAATGCATCCTTGTCTACTATTCTTTGGTGATGATAATCCTTTCGTTGGCCCAATATAGATGCCAGATTGGTTCTCTCTATTAACTGAGTATCTTAAATTACCATTCCTACTATTGCTCCATTTTCCTGCCATCGGTATCGTTTAATATAATAACAATGAATCCAGAATAAATCGTTATCCCCCTTGTTGCTTCTTTAATGCTTCTCTATGTAATAAGTTCTTTAAAGTAGTCTCATCTGATTTGAATGCAAGATATAGTAAACACTTTTCTAATGCCTGTTCAGTTACCCAATCTATACGGCCATATTGCCCGTCTGCAAGTTCAATAAGCGTTTGGTAATTTCCCCACTTTTTTCCAAAATTGATTTGATGTTGGGTGGCAGTTCCTCCACCTTCAAAGACTTCAGGGTACCTCTCAACAAGTCCATTAACAAATTTACAAAAAAAAAGAGTGCTCCAAATTGCACATCCATATTCACACTAAGAAATAACTTATCGTCTATCTCACCTTTATATGCTTCAATAGAATACATATCTCCTTTCTTATCTGTAATAGGTCGGTATAGTATAGACATTATCTTTGCCCAATTATCGTCAATAGTTAATTGTCCAAACTTACTTATATCTACATACGCACCATATGCAATTGCAGATAGATTAGGTTCAAATCCGTATTCCTTATTATCTATCTTAATTATTTTCTGCAAGGGATATTCTGTATTGTTTACAAATCCTTCTAATGCTATACGAACTTGATTATAATCTTCAATAGATAATGAATTGATATACTCTGCATTCAATCCACATAGATGCGATAACATTAAAGCAGTTTGTGCTTCTTCGTCATCAGCATAGTTCTTCATATCCTTTTGTAAAGTTAGATACTTCTTTAAACTTACACCACTCCAATCAGTCGGTATGGTCAATGTTATTTCTTTCTGCATATATTAGTTTTATTATGTTATTTAATTGTCTTACCTTGCTTTCTTCATTATCTAACTTAGCCTGCATCATTATCATTTTTGCCTGTAAATCCTCATTTTCTACTTGCAAACTCTTAGCGTATAGTATTAGCTCTTTGATTTCACTCTCATTCCAGAGGTTTTGATTAGAATTTGTATTGTCCGATTGTAATTGCATATGTTCCTTTTGCTTGTGCTTTTTGTGATAGAGACATCATACAACCATACCTTGCTGCGTCAATAGCATGGTCTAAACCACCTTCAGGTCTATCAGTTACATAACCATGCTTATCCGTTTCGTATTGGTAGGCATACATCTCATTAATTAAATTCTGTGAGGTTTTAAGTATTTTAATCTTATAGTTCTTCATTACTGATATACCAAAGTTAATACTATCTTTACCTTTCACCACTGGCTTCGTATTAAACCCACTACGATATAACTCCTCTATTAGTCTCGGTTCACTACTATCGCACCATATAGTTTGCATCTTATCTATCTCTAAATGTCTTAATCTGTTTATGATATCATTCGTAACCATACCCTTTTCATAAATGAGCTCCTCCAAAAATAGAGTATCACTATTCTTATAGATTGCCACAAGAGCACAGGGGTCATTAGAATAACCAGCATCAAACCCAAAGCATAGAAAGTCAGCTTCAATATCATCACATAACTCAAACTCAAATATCCCTTTATCATTTGCAGCATATTCACCTTGTCCATATATCTTCCAATATTTAGGGTTAGTTAATTGTAAATCCTCAATTGCTTTAATCATTTCCTTTGGCAAGTAAGGGTTATCTCTATATGTTGTTATAAACCTTTCGCAGTCTTGCATCTTTCTTAACCAACTGAATGGGGATATAGTAGGATTATAAGCTAAAATTATTTTACCTGATGTTCTAATACTTAACTGAAAGAATGACTCTTCGTCTATCTCACTTGCTTCATCTATAAAAAGTATATCCGATTTAACTCCTCTTAACTTTTCAGCATCATCAGTTGAAATAAATTGTATTACACTCTCTTGTAGTTTATATACTCTATCCGTTACATTCCAATCATCTTCTCTAAACAACTGCAATGATTTTAATATATCTATGAAGTCTTTTATGATTGTTCTTTTCAGCGATGGTATAGTCTTTCTTACAATCGTTATAGTTTGTGGATGTTCTATTGCTTGGACTATTGCGTATTGTAGGATAGCAAATGACTTACCACTACGCGTTCCTCCTATGTGGTGTGTAGTTCTTGCAATACTATTTAAGATATTATCAAACGTGACAGTTGTATCAATCGTTATTTCCAATTTCTTTTCTGTTTATGTTAATACTAATCTGCTGTATTCTATGTTCTATCTCACCCTTCATCTCTGTCCTACTCAATTTAGGTAAAGCATATTCCATTAACTTCAATGCTAAGTCCATTGCTTTCTCTGGGTCTCTCTTCTTAATCTCATCTAAATCTTCCTGTATTGTATTCAATGTATTGTTTACTGCACGAGCAATAGTTAGTTTCATTTGTTCTGTACTTCTATTCAATGCTCCCTTTGGTCTGCCGTTAGCATTTATCCTAGTATCTCCTTTAACGAATGGCATAGTATTTTAATTGTATTTATCTATAATAATAACACCCATATAGAGAGTTTGTAGTTAAAGCGATACATTCATACTCCACCATAATAATAATCCAATGGTGGTCAGGTATGCCACTAATAAGACCCATATCTCATCTATCCCTTTATTCTTTCTTTCCATTCTTTTATAATTGGTTTAACAAATATCATTTTTGGTTGTGATTTCTTTACTGCGTAGTGTAGATTACCTACTGCATATTTTAGTATTGCTTCCTTTGGGTTTGTTCTCGCTAACTCACCTCTCTCACTCTTTTCTTTTTGCCATAGTAATAGTGGTGCTTTTGATATACTTACACCGGTTGTATTTCCTACATGTGTCCAATTGTCTGCTAAGTAAACTGCACCTCTTCTATTCTCATTTTGTAATACATAAGTTTCTAATAGTAACAAGTCATCACCATACTTCTCTTTCCATCTTATAGCTAATTTATTTCTAGCTATCTTTAATACTCTGCTACCTAAGTTCTTTATTCCGTTATCTGGTTTCAAACAAAAACGATAGTTGTTTGCCATACTATTACTTAACTTACATCTTTGTTCTTTTGTCCAACCTATCCATCTATCTCTATCTCCTACTGCAAGAACACAACTACTGAATCCTATACAACCAATTAAGTCCATGCCATTCCATATTAACCAATTGATTCTTCTTTGTGGTACATCCTTATACTTTACATATGAATGATACTTGTTTATAAAGTCTCTAAATAGCTTATTCTTTTCTGCATTATCTACTTCGTCAAATGTAATTGCTGTATTATTATATTCAAAAAAACTCATCATACTATTCGTTCAAATCCATACATCTTAATCGTATTGCCTTCACTATCTTTAATTA